GGGTGACAAGAAGCGCATTCAGCAGCTTAAGGATGCCGTCGCCTCTTATGGAATTACCGAGGGTAAGCCTTTCTATCTTTCTGGCCATCGTCAGGTTTCTGACGAGGAATTTGAATACCAGAAGCAGCGAATGGCATTCGGTCTGGTACCGGATGAGTATGACGTTCCTGCATTCAGAGAGGAACTTTCTAAGTAATGAGTAGGGCTGTATCCGTGGAGGACGGAAAGGAAATTGAAGTCCGTCTAGGCTCAGCGGTGGACTGGCGTCCGTCTGCTGATGAAACTGATGTATTCGCCAAGTCCATTTCCGAGATTCGGAAGATGGATGGATTGACCCCTGCGACAAAGCGTAATGCGACCCGAGAAATGCAGAAGTTTCAGCGCGGTGCCGGTGGAGCTAAGACCAAGCGCGAGGAGCGCGATGAGCTAACCGGATACAACCTATTCGAGGTCGTTCTACCACCTTACAATCTTGACTACCTGGCTGCCTTGTACGAGAAGTCTTCTCCACATGCGGCGGCTGTCAAGGCTAAGGTTCGCAATATCGTAGGTCTTGGATATGAATTCGTTGAATCTGACGCCACCAAGGAAACCTTGGACCGCGCGGAGGGCGACGAAGACAAACTGGCACGTCTCAGAAGGAAGCTGGCTCGTGGAAAGCGTGACCTGACAACCTGGCTGGACTCCTGTAACGAGGAGGACGAGTTCTCAGAGACCCTTGCCAAGGCTTGGACCGACTACGAGACAACTGGAAATGGCTACATCGAGATTGGTCGCAAGAATACTGGCGAGATTGGCTATATTGGCCACATCCCAGCTACGACAATTCGTGTTCGCAAGAAGCGCGACGGGTTTATCCAGATTATCTCAAACCGGGCGGTTTTCTTCCGCAACCTGGGAGACACAGAGACCAAGGACCCTATTGGTAACGACCCACGTCCGAACGAGATTATCCATATCAAGAACTACACCCCAACGAATGGCTACTACGGTGTTCCCGATATTATCTCGGCAATGACCGCAGTAACGGGCAACGAGTTCTCTGCCCGATTCAACCTGGACTACTTTGAGAACAAGGCAGTTCCTCGTTACGTCATCGTTATCAAGGGTGGAAATCTGTCTCCTCGTTCTGAGCAGCAGATTCTAGAATTCTTCCAGTCCAGCCTCAAGGGCAAGAACCACCGCACACTTTACGTTCCGCTTCCAGCCGAGGAAGACGGAAAGAAGGTCAGCTTCGAAATGAAGCCGGTGGAGACTGGAACGCAGGACTCCTCATTCAACAATTACCGCAAGGGTAATCTGAATGAGATTTTGATGGCTCATGGTGTACCGATTTCAAAGGTGTCTTTGGGCGAGGGTATTTCTCTTGCAGCCGCTCGTGATGCGGACAAGACGTTCAAGGAGCAGGTCTGCCGTCCAGCCCAGCGTGTAATGGAAAAGAAGTTGAACAAGATTATCAAGGAGCTAACCGATGTCTTTGTTCTTCATCTAAATGAGCTTTCTCTTACCGACGAGGACACTCAGTCCAAGATTGACGAGCGTTACCTACGTCTTGGTACCTACCTGCCAAACGAGGTTCGTGCGCGTAAGGGAATGCCTGGAATTAAGGGCGGCGATAAGCCGGTTGAGCTTAAGCCTCAGCAGGCAGCCGAACAGAGGTCTCAGGCGGGAAACACCCGCACCCGAGACCAGAATAGAGATGCAGCTTCACCGGATTCGTCAGGCGAAGCCCGTAATCCGAAGGGAGAGGGGCGACAAGCCCCCTAATGTAAATGTTCAGACTTCTCAGAAGGGCTTGGCGGGGACTAGTTCTCGCTATTGAGAGACCAATTAATCGAGTTGCCGCAGGCACACTATCCATCTATACGATGCTGTGGGGGCTCTGGCTCGCCAACCCCTTCTGGGAAGTCTTTTCCCATGCACAGGTTTATAGCTGGCTAGCAAGCGTAGCAAATGAAACTGTGTGGGGAAGTCTTGCTTTTGTTGCGGGAGCAGTTATGACCTATGGCGTAGCAAGACCATCAAATAATTCGCTAACGATTGGAGCGTTTGTCGGATTCTTGTTCTGGCTAGTAATTGCGGTTGGTTATTTCGCGGGTGACTGGAAGAATGCCGGTGGTATTACTTCTGTTGCTATGGCTGTATATTGCGCGGCTATTTATCTAAACCTCCGTGTGGTCAACCATAATTTGGCTTTTGAAAAGGACTCTGATATTATCTAAACATGGAGATGAGAAAAGCTCAGTGGGCAACAGATGGTGACACAGTTCGCCTTTCGATGCCACTATCTAAGGTTGATAAGGAGAACCGCCTGGTTTCAGGTTGGGCATCTCTCGACAACGCCGATAGCCAAGGAGACGTAGTTCTCAAGGAGGCTAATGCGAAGGCGTTCAGCCGTTTCCGTGGAAACATCCGTGAGATGCACCAGCCAATTGCTGTTGGTCGCATGGTTGATTTCAAGGAAGACTCCTACTTCGACCCAGAGACACAGAAGTTCTTTAACGGAATTTTCGTTACTGTCTATGTATCGAAGGGTGCGCAGGATACTTGGGAAAAGGTTCTTGATGGAACCCTCCAGGGATTTTCTATCGGCGGTGCGATTCTCGACTCTGAGACGCAGTGGGTAAAGGACGCTAACGCGACCATCCGCTTTGTTAAGGACTACGAGCTTATCGAGCTTAGCCTAGTAGACTCCCCAGCTAACCAGTTGGCTAACGTATTCTCCATTACCAAGTCTGCCGATGGCAGCCAGGTGATGAAGGGAATGGTAGCTGAGACCCGCTCAGAAAATGTTTTCTGGTGCGAGGACGATGGTATCGCTAAGACTTCCTCCGATGAGGCTGTTTCTTGTGGCAACTGTGGTTCCGCAATGCAGAACATTGGATGGTTTGAGTACGACGGTGAAGACGAAAAGACTGAAAAGGTTTCTTCCATTATCGCCAATCGTAACTCTACTTCTAGCACGAGTGGTTCACAGGAGCCAATCGAAAAGCAGGCTACCCCTGCAAACAACGAAGGAGGTGTTATCGTGGCAGAAGAGAACAAGACTAATGAGACTGAGGTTGACGCCGGTTCTACCGCTCCAGTTACCGATGAGGTATCCGAGCAGGGTAAGGCTGAGTCCGAGGTCGAGTCAAGTAATGAGACTGTGGTAGAGAACGCTGAGGTTGACGAGACTGTTGAGGAGCAGGCTGCTGAGACTGAGAAGGCTACTGACAATGATGAGGTTCAGGTGGACGAGCCTGACTTCGCCAAGATGTTTGGTGACCTACAGAGCGCTATCGAGTCTGGCCTTGCAAAGAACAGTAAGGAAGCCCAGGATGCAATCCAGAAGGCGACCGAAACATTTGAGAGCAAGGTAAATGAGCTGGTGGCAAAGCACACTGAGCTTACCGAAAAGTTTGAGTCTCTAAACAAGGACCTGAATGGCGTTGAGAAGCGTCTTGAGGGTGTTGAAGGAGAGACTGCAATTAAGAAGTCCGGAGACCTTGGCGGGTCAACGGAGGATACCCTACAGAAGAGTAAGGGTTCTAAGTGGGGCGGGCGCTTCCTCGGCCTTTCCGACCTACAGTAAATAACTTTTAGAAATTTGGAGGTGACACAACAAAATGAGTAATGAACTACTTGAGAAGGTAATCCGTACTACCGAGGTTGGTTCCGGTGGTGGTGGTCTTCTCAACCCCGAGCAGGCCAACCGCTTCATCGACTACATGTGGGATGCAACCGTACTTGGTTCCCAGGTCCGTACCATCCGTATGCGCTCGACTGAGCAGGAGATTGACAAGGTTGGTGTTGGTGAGCGCCTAATGCGTGTTGCGACTGAGGCCGTCGATGACGGTGTCAACGCAGGCGCGGTCTTCACCAAGATTTCCCTAACGACCAAGAAGTTGCGTCTGGACTGGGAGCTTTCAACGGAGTCTCTAGAGGACAACCTTGAGGGTGACGCTCTTGAGGACCACATTGCAAGGCTTATGGCTACGCAGGCTGGTAACGACCTTGAGGACGTTGCAATCAACGGTGACACCGCTAAGACCGGTGACGCTCTCCTAAAGGCGTTCGATGGTTGGCGCAAGCTAGCTGTTGCTGGTGGACACGTAATTGACAATGCTGGTGGTGGACTTAACCGAGCAGCGGCCAACAAGGCGCTTAAGGCTATGCCACGTAAGTACATGCAGCGTCGTAACGGTCTTAAGTTCTTCGCGGGTTCTAACCTAATTCAGGACTACATGTACGGTCTAACCCAGACCGACTCTGCCCTAATTAGCCTAGAGCAGGTTGCACAGGGAATCACCCAGAATGGTGTTCGTACCGAGGGTCCTGCGGGATTCAGCGGTCCATCAATCTTCGGTGTTCCACTTCAGGAGGTTCCTCTCTTTGACGAGACCATGGATGGTGACTATGACACGGACTCTGGTACCGCTGGTACGCAGCTTCCTGCCAACACCATTGACCACGGTGACCTCTGGCTAACATTCCCACAGAACCTTCTATGGGGTGTAAAGCGAGAGATTCAGGTTTACCGTGAGTTCAAGCCAAAGAAGGACACCATCGAGTACACCATGTACTGCCGCGTTGGTACTCAGATTGAGAACGCAGACGCTTTCGTCGTTGTAAAGAACGTCAAGGTAGCTGCCTAATCTTTCCAGTGATTGAACCCCGCCCTTTTTGGGCGGGGTTCCTTCGTTTGCCCAAGAGAAGCTTTCTCGCTATAATG